TGGACCACACACCATTGAAAATAGAGGCAAAAGATATTATACTGCCTGAACCAAAACCAAAAAATGAGTAAGAAACCATTAAACATATCTGAAGAAGCGGCAGTACAAATGCCGATGAAGACGGTTGCTAGTCTTATTATAATTGTAGCACTTGGCACTATGGGCTACTTTCAAATTGTAGAAAGGTTGAACATAGCTGACACTCGAATACAGTTGATGGAAAAAGATTTAGAGGAGAATACAGAGTTTAGAATAAAATGGCCACGTGGACAATTAGGTTCATTACCTGCCGATTCGGAACAATTCATGATGATCGAGGATCTTTATAAGTCGACCGATAAGCTAAACAAACATATAGAGTCTATGGCATTAAATAAAGTTAACATTGAGTTTTTACGTAAACAAATGGATAAAGTTTTAGAAGATATTGAAAAATTAAAAGATGCAAACAGAGAATTTAAATACACAAACGGTAATGCACAATGATAGAAACTGTAGTAGCTTTATTGATGTTTTGGGATGGAGAGATTAAGGAACACAGAATACAAGAATCAATGGCAGATTGTTTACGTGCACGTAGAGTAGCAGAACGTGATTTTAATCCAAACATATCGTACAAATGCATACGTAGTGAAGCAGAAACAGAAATATATATGGGTGAGAAATCCATTAAGAAACTGCATTTAAAATAATGAAATATTTTTTAGTCTTTTATATCTGCTCACAGTTAGCAGGCGGTTGTGATGCACCTATGCAACTTACAGAGCGATTTGAAACATGGAATCAATGTGTAAAAGCTGGTGGTGAATTAATCATTACTTTTACTAAAGAAATGGGTGGTTCTATAAACGATAATCAGTTGTACTTGACTTACTCATGTGGTATCGTACCCGAAAGCAGCACTTAGATGATATTGACAAAACTATATAAAGTCATGTTACAATATATAAAACTTTTATAAAATGAAACTTTCACGTAACTTCAGTTTAGCTGAGCTAATTAAATCAGACACAGCCATTAGGTTGGGCATAGATAATAATCCTAACGCAGATCAAATAGAAAAATTAAAATTACTCTGTGAAAATATTCTACAGCCAGTTCGTGACCACTTCGGCAGGGTAACGGTGACCAGCTGCTTTCGTAGCCCTGAGCTGTGTGTAAAGATAGGTAGTTCATTAAATTCGCAACATACCAAGGCTGAGGCGGTCGACTTCGAATGTCTGGGCACAAGCAACGCTGAGGTCTTTGACTGGATCAAAGCAAACCTTAATTGGGATCAAATGATACTCGAGTTTTTTACTCCTGGTGAACCAAACAGCGGATGGGTCCATTGCAGCTACGTATCTGAAAAACCAAGAAAACAATTATTGAGAGCATATCGTGAGGATGGCAAAGTAAAATACAAACCAATTATTGGTAATGCCACTGATCTTGAATAGCTCTTATGATTAAAGAACTAAAACTTAAATTTCCTCTTTTTCAAACAAAATTTTTTGATCATGAAAAATTAAAAAAATCTCTTATAGATAAAATTAATAAAAGTAACCACAATGATACTAACGGTATCAATGACTCAATTGAAAAATTTGATTGGGATATAGCAAAAGACATAGAGAGAGATTGGGTAAAAGAACTTATACAACCAATTTATAGCCAATTGAATGTTTTTGCTCAAAAAATGGGATATAAAAGATTAACCATAAAACAAATATGGTTTCAAAAATATGTTAAAAATAGTGTTCATAATTGGCATATTCATGGAGATAATTATACTGGAGTTTATTATCTAAAATTACCAACAGATCATAAGAGTTGTTACACTCAGTTTTTATATCCTGATAATTTAAACAAACGTTTTAGCTTAGATGCAAATGAAGGGGACATTTTATTTTTTCCTTCATTTTTAATACACAGAGCACCTCATTTACAATCATCTGAAGATAAAATTATAATTTCTTGGAATTGTGAATTCGTTGGGTTAGAGGAAAAATATATTCAAGAGAGAGAAAACATTGAATTTTTAAAGCTCTTTAGGTAAGGCTGTATACTAAGCTCTAAAAATGTTATAATATTGGCTCAAATAGGAGAATTATGCCACTAAATAAAAAAGGTAAAAAAATAATGAGATCTATGAAAGATCAATATGGTGAAAAAGAAGGTAAAGCTGTATTCTATGCCTCTAAGAATAAAGGCACAATTAGTGGTGTTGAAAAGAAAGTTGCAAAGGCAGCCATGGGTAGAGCTATGTTTTCTCAAACAGTTTCTAAAGCTCCTGGCAAAGCTCAAAGAAAAGAAACTTACATTGGATCATATATAAAATCAGAAATAGACGGTAAATACATGTCAAATAAAAGCTATGAGAGTTACTATGGCGATATGTTGAAAGGATTTAAATAATGTACAAAAAAATGTTATTAGGTGGCTTGCTCACTAAAGGAATTAAAGCTTCTTATAAAGCATATAAAAAAGCTGGTGGGAGAAGCATAACAGAGATTATGAAATCAGGCGTTAGAGGTGCTGGTAAAAGAAAAGATGCAAAAGATGATTTAAAATATGGAATCAAAATGCATGGAAGTGGTAAATTAACAAAACAAGATTTGGCAAAATTAAGATGAAGAAAAGAACTATAAAAATAAAACCAGTAGGTATGGTATTTAAAGTTGAAAAAAAACTGGCTGGTGGTTTACTTAAAACAGGTATTAAAGCTGCTGTAAGATCTAAACCATATAGAAAAGCTAGAAAAAAAATTATAGAGAAAATTAATAAAGTTTATGATCCAGAAATAAAAAAAAGAACTGGAATAGATAAAAAAGAAATTAAAGCATTAAAAAAACTAGATATTCAAAGAGCTAAGTCAAGTGAATTATTTGATATGACTCAGTATGTTTTAAGAAAATCTAGAAAAGCTGGACGAAAAGATGCTACTAGAATTATGAGAAAATCTAGAAGAGCATTAGTTAATTATATTAAAAATCAAAAAGATAAAGCCACAGCAATGTTTGATAAGAAATTTGGTAAGGGAAAACAAAGAGTAAAATTAAACTCTAAAGGTGGTATTCAAAAAGTTGCTAACAAATTAAAAAAAGCATCTAAAGCACATGCAGCACAAGCAGTTACATTAGAAAAAATTGCTAAGAAAAGCACAGGTGGTATGGCAGATTACTATAAGGATATTTTATAATGGGAACTTCAGGTACAACAGCATTTAATTTAAATATTGATGATATTATTCAAGAAGGATATCAAAGATGTAATATAAGAACAAACTCAGGTTATGATTTAAAATCTGCAAGAACTTCTTTAAATCTATTGTTTGCTGAGTGGGGTAATAGAGGCATTCATTTATGGAAAGTAGAATTAGATGAAAATGCTTTAGTTTCTGGTCAAGCAGAATATTCAGTTTCTTCAGACGTTAATGATGTTTTAGAAGCTTACATATCGTCATCTTCTATTTCAGCAGAGAGTTCATCTACACAAGATGTTTCATTGACTAAAATAGACAGATCAGCTTATGCTGCATTACCAAATAAGCTTACTACAGGTACACCATCTCAATATTATGTGGAAAGATTAACAACACCAAAGATATATTTATATCAAGCTCCAGATCTTAATACATACACTCACCTAAAGTATTATGTTATTAAAAGAATTGAGGATGCGGGTATATACACAAATCAAGCAGACGTGGCTTATAGATTTTTACCTTGTATGTGTGCTGGACTAGCCTATTACTTAGCGATGAAAGTGGCACCACAATTAGTGCAACAAAATAAATTAATATACGAAGATGAATTAAAAAGAGCGTTAGATGAAGATGGCCAAAGAACATCTACATTTATAACGCCACAATCATTTTACCCAACGAGTGTTTAATTATGGCTAAATTTGCAACAGGAAAAAATTCAAAAGCCATATCAGATAGATCTGGAATGGAATTTCCATATAGAGAGATGGTAAAAGAATGGAATGGTTCATTAGTGCATATATCAGAGTTCGAACCAAAACATCCACAGATTAGACGTAGAAGAACTGTTGCAGA